GAGTGCTATCTGCCTCAGGAGTCAAGGGGCAACCGAGAGATCGCAGTCTCTGCGCGTGTACAGAAGAACGCCAGCTCAATCACGGAGCTTGATGCGTCTCTCGAGGTTGCGTTGAACGAAATTAGAGATCATTTGGTCGGAGACAGGAGGCATTCGTTGTTCCCGCTTACCGAAGCGGAAGTGCGGGCGGCCCAGCCAACCCCCTCGCAGCAACACATCATCGACGCCGGCGCTCTAGTCGGTGCCCAGGCTCCCTCTGATGAGCCTATCCGCGCGTTTGAGAAGGCAGAGCCTGCCCAGAAGGTGGCTGCCCCTCGAATTATAAGTCCAGATGACGCTGCCCACAAGCTTTTGGCCTCTCGCTTTATGATCCCCGTGCACCGCATGTGTGTTGATCGTTTTGGCGTTGAGGGAGAGCGCTGGTATGCCCCTGGCATGAAGCCCGTTGAGATTGCGGAGCGAGTTGCGGAAATTTGCCAGCAGGATGACGTCACTCTGGCTGATGGCGACAAATTCGATAGCTCGATTTCCCCTATCGAGCGCGCGTGGGAGCATTCCATTTACTACGCGTTGTACCACCCCAGCACTCATGTTGAGCTGGAAATCGCCCTCAAGAAGATGCACTTGTGTCCTGTGGTCTTCGGGGGAGTTGTGTACGAGCAGCTTTGTGGCCGCGGCTCGGGATTCGCCGATACGACAGTCGGCAACACACTGTGGAACATGGCCAAGGATTACGCTGCCGCTCGCACTGAACCTAGTTGCGGCGGTTTTCGTACCCCTGAAGAAGCCCGAAGGAGGTCTGGCATCTATATGGGGGATGACAGCGTGTGCAAGAAGATCGGTACGGAACACCTCGTGTCGACGGGGGCCAAACTAGGCCTCGTCCTCGAGGTTGAGCAGAAGAAATTTGGTGATCCAGGCGTCAATTTCATCTCGCGATTTTTCGGACCGTACGTGTGGAATGGTGATGCGTCTTCCACCTGCGATGTGCCTCGCATTTGCTCCAAAATCCATGTCGCGCCGCGACTTGCGGCTCAAAATCTGCGCCCCGAGGACAAGCTTGTACAGCGCTGCCTCGGTTTGCGGCTCTCCGATGCAAACACTCCGGTAATCGGCGCCTATGCCTGCGCCGTGATCAAGTTTTTCGGAGCGCCCGTCGCAGTCGTCCCTGAATTGGCTGGGTTTTATGCCGGCCTTGAGAAGGACGCACAATTTCCGAATGATGACGTCAACGGCTGGATGGGTGCCTTCTGGTCGGAACGTTGCCCCAACATGACGCCCGACGTTATGGAAGGCCATTTGGATCGTTGCATATTCGACCCTAAGCTCTTGCTGAGCCCTCCTCTGTGTTTTCGCCCGGTTCCCGTGGTGGCCCCACCGGAGATGGTCCCAGATGTGCCCCACACGACAGTAGGAACCCCCTTTGCCCCTTTCGCCCAAGTCAAGCTCACACCTGATGAGCGACAGGAGTTGCGAGAT